CCCTATCTGTCGGCGCCCTGAAAAAATAGAGATACGAACCAAAGATTTCATCCGATCCGTCGCCATTAAACACGACTTTGCACTCAGTCTGTTTCTTGATTTCTCTTGAGACGAGCCAATTACCAACACTGGCTCTGACGGTTGTCGTATCATATGACTCAATGTCTTGAATGACCTTAGGTATTGCGTTGAAAAAATCATCCGGTGTTAAAAGAACCTCAGTGTGATCCGACCCTATCCACTTTGCAACTTCTCTAGCAAACTTCATATCCGTCGATCCAGGCATTCCAATACAGAATGTCTTCAGCGGCGGCTTTCCTAGCTCTCTCAACTGTCTCGCAACCAGGGACGCAATTAAACTACTATCTACGCCACCCGATAAAAGTGCGGCGACAGGTCTCTCCGTCATTAAGCGCTTCTTCACGGCTTCCTCTAAAGAGAAACGAAGAGCGGCACACGCCATCTCAAGACCACTCGGATGCGCCGGTGTAAATATCGGATTCTTTAGCCATGAGATAGAATGATACTGTTCGATATGTAAGCGTGTAGCATCTTTTAGACTGTATGTATGATACGTTCCAGGTAAAATGGGAGATACTGTAGTACAGTAAGGATACAGAGCCTTCATTTCACTGGCAAAGATACGTGTGTAAATATTGCCAGATAAATCATTCACGATTCCCATATATAATGGTCTAACGCCGTACGGGTCACGCGCCACAATGACACGATCGCGTTTCTCGTCAACAATCGCCATGGCAAAGACACCATCAAAAGATCGAAATAATGACTTCAGATTATCGGCATACTTGTTGTAAAGATGACCAATGACTTCACAGTCACTTCCGGATACTGTAATAATTTCATGCTCTTCCTTAAGTGCATCAGAGTTGTAAATTTCACCATTACACATCCAATGAACACCATAAGACGACCAAGGTTGCATACCTAGCGGATTCAGACCATTGATTGCGAGTCGTGTAAATCCCATGTGCGCCAAACCATTAATATCCAAGAGCCGTGTACCTTCCGGACCACGAGCCGTTAATTCATCAAGACCCTTTTCTGGTTTAAATAATTCTAGACGGTTGCCTATGAGCATCCAGATTCCACACATTCTTTCTTAGAAAAAATATAAGGAAAAGACAGAATGGACGCAAGTGAAATCATTAAGAAGCTTCAATCACAGGCTCAGTATAGATTTTTTAAAGATAAACTTACTGTAACGGCGCCCACTGTAAATATTAGCACGTGCGGCGCGATTATACCGGCGTCAACAGGTATAACACTGAACTTTCCCAATTATATAGAGAAACAACTTCTCTTTAAAGGTAAACTCTACTGTAGTTCATGTACAAATTCATGTGGTTGCTAGAAGTACAGATGGACGATTCATTATAATATAACGCAGAGGTTGTTTCATCGAGAGAAAGCTGTGAATCTTTCCTTCGTAGAAATGCGTGTCCATTGGCGCCCCTGTTGGAGGAATTGCAGCGACGTACTCCTTCTCCAGAACACTTTTTAGTGAGGCACCCGCCTCCTTCAAGCGAAATGAAATCCAGAGCTTATTGTCAAGGGGAAATGTCTCGAAAATACCGATCTCATTCTCTAGGAGTCGCCGTTCAAACTTAAGACCAGCAAAACCCTGCTGGAGAAGTGACTGTAGTGTTGACATACTGATATACGGCTATATGTTTGATACTCATTTCAATTTTACCTGTTCGTGCTTACCAGGATAAATTAATGACCATGTTTAAGAAGGATGAATCTAAATCTAGATGGATCTCTTTATGAGCTCGTATCACGAGGAAATAAAGATATATATTTTCAAGAAGACTCTGCTGATGCGCAAAGCCTTTTTGACAACCGCTATGGACCTACGGCGCCAGTTATTCATGAGCTCAGGCGATTGCCGCCTCTCAACTCAATAGACTTCGGGCGTTCCTCTGAATTTCAACTGGAAGTCGCCGGCGATTTTATTGTATCTCCTACGCTCGTCATTGATTTACCGTCATGGCTGCCGCCTAATTATGTTGTAGCTAATGGAAAGGGCGTTATTCAGGATAGTGCTGGTATCTCATATGGATATACGAGCGGAATCGGATATTTTTTGTTCGAGAAAATCCAGGTTCTCCAGGACAATATTTTACTTCAGGAATTCAGCGGCGATTCTCTCTGGATTCAGAGTCGGTCTCGCGGCTCTCTGAACTCCGCTTTCCTAGAGAATGCACTTACAGGGATACATGACGGGTCTGCGCTGTCAATCGGTCGCAATGCTACACCAGGTCGTCTTCGGCTGCAAATACCTCTCATCGGATGCCAAGCATTAGAAGAAGGTGGATTTCCGTCCCTCTGTTTACCGAACCAGAGTTACAAAATTCGCGTGTATTTGCGGAAGTTGGAAGATCTTGTTGAGGCGAGTGACGGGCGTGAAAAACCTGCTCCATGGGGCTCTAGCTTGCGCTTACAGACTCAAAGAGGCGGTGATTTTACTAATTTTGAAAGTCTTGACAGACTGAAGATTGGTGCGCCAACTATTTATCTCGAAACGAGACACATTTATACAAATGAAGATACGCGCGCTGGGCTAAGAGCGTCATCCCTCGACATTCCTTTCGAGCGCGTATACGAGAACATATTCTCACAGGGTCCCTTAGATTATGCTGCAACTAATCCTTTCCTGACCCGAGTTCTCGATGCGACGCATCCTTGTTCACGAATTATACTTGCGTTTCGGTCATGGGCAGATATGCGGGCAAACCGTCTCTGGAAACTCCAGTCCGATTCTGCAACGGGCGACTATTATTCTGGACTGAAATTGCTCATTGCTGGACGGGATCGTACGCAATTATGGGACTCACTCATCTGGAATAGTATCGATAATCACGCAAAAGAGGAACGCGACTCAGGTATGCGTCTCGCGACCATCAATTTCGGCTACGGTGAAAAAAAAGGAGTAAGGGCACCTTCTTATAATAGGCAACCTGATGGCACCATTAATTTTTCTACGGCAGATAAACCGACACTTTTCATGCAGCTGACAGACATTATAAATGGAACGAAACGCTCTGAGCTTCGCGTAATCATAGAGACATGGGCTGTATTTTCTGTATCAGATGGACGCGGTGCTCTGAAGTTCGGGAACTAACTTCTGAACTTGTGTGCCATATACACGTTGCCATTAAACGCAATTTCATCTAAATGAGCTGAGCTCGTATCTCCTTCAAACTGCCTTGGACATGTATAGCCATCTCTCTTTCCAAGAATCATATGATTGCTTACAAGTTCTGCAGCCCTTTCTTCTGTACACTTACACATTTGCTGAACTGCTTCAACGAGTGTAATGTTTCCAGAAAGATCTGTCTTTCCATACCCAGTCATATAAAGAGTAATTGTTGCCATTTTATTAGTTTAATAAAATGGTAAAGTATATTTCAATTTTTATTTTAATTCTGCTATAATATAGAATGATTTCACTTCTTCATTTAAAGGGTATAGATACTTCTGATCCAGAAGAATACAAACTTAAATTTGCTGAAGAAGGATATACACGTGGATCAATACAAGATATTGCAGATGTTGTAGGAGATACAAGTAGACCACCATTCAATAGTCGTTTAGGATATAAACATTCAACTCATGCGGTATATGCTGATATTCTCAAGAAAGAATTAGAAATAATTGATAATGAACTTAATACTATATTTACTCAAACTATAACTTTAGAAGAAATTAGACAACATCTACTTTATCAATCTATTATGACTCATTTTCAAAATAATCAACTATGTAGAAATATTGTTTATTTTCATGAGATTAAAAATATAACATACCCTGATACAAATACAGTAGAAGATTTAAAAACAATATTTAGGCACTATAAAGCTCTTCAGATTGTCCTTTCTGGAAAAAAAATAGATGAATGGATAGATGGATTTTCAGAGGTACAAAATATTTTTATAAGAGAGTTTGATGCTGTTTTCAGTTTTATAACAAATAACCATGCGCCTACTATAATGAATATAAAAAGAACAGGAATGTATCAAAATTCATTATTCCATAGTTTTAATTCAGCCAAATATGGGTT